TATGACAACTGTATATGTGACTAATCGAAGCGAAAAAGCTTTGATCCAAAACTACGCTTTTCAGGACTATAAGTTTCCTGTAAACGAACCAGTCGAGATCAGTGTAGAGATGGCGCGTCATGTATTTGGTTATGAGCAGGAAAATAAACTTCCTGCGATGGTGATGCTTGGGTTATGCAAATCAACCAATGAGATCGAAGAAGGTTTGGTCAAGTTGGCAAAGTTTGAGATAACCCAAGATAAGCCGGAACAGAATCGCTTTTTATCCCCTGGCGATGACTCAGTAACCCCCCTTGTGCCTAAAGCACATAGGGGGCGAACAGTCGTTAAAGCCGCTTAGATATGGGTTTTAAATGGCAACTCTTAACAGCTATATCACGGAAGTCCGTAGGCTGTTGCATGATGCAAACGGGAATTTCTATTCCGACTCGGAACTGACTGATTACATCAATGGTGCGCGTGATCGCGTTGCCAGAGATACCGGCTGTCTAAGAAAACTACAAGTTGCTCAAACACCAATAGCACCCGTAGGCTATTCTGGTAATCCAGTTATCTGGACTGCAAATACGTTCTATGCCGTTGGCGCTTTAGTTTTTTCAAACATCTTTATTTATGAGGTCACTGTTGCCGGAACGACAGGTGACACTCCACCGCCTTATCCAGATAACTACACCGCATACCCGCCTTCAACGCCTTTTTTAAATGGCACGGCAGAGTTTCGGTATGCTGGTAACTGCGAGATTATTCCTTACGACAGTTTGCCGGAAACTGGGCAGACGCTAGATATTCTGAACGTCAATGTGTTTTGGGGGAACAGCCGTTATCCGCTGTCTTATATGCCCTGGACGCAGTTCAACGCACAATTACGTTATTGGCAGAATTACATTGGTCGGCCTGTAGCTTTTTCTGTTTTCGGTCAGAACCAGATTTACATTTCTCCGATTCCTGACCAGGTTTACACCATCGAAGTCGATACAACGATTTTGCCTGTGCCGCTGGTTAATGGCGCAGAGGTGGACAGCATTATTGATCCGTATACAACACCTGTCGCTTACTACGCAGCGTATACGGCGAAGTTCAAAGAACAGTCTTATGGCGAATCTGAAATTTTCTACCAGCAATATATTAGCAAGGTTCGCTCTGTACTCAACACTACGTTCACAAGGCGAATGCCCGATCCTTACAGCACTCCGTTCTAACTATGGCTGCGACAGAGCAAAAGAAAAGTTACGAGGTAGTCAAGAACTTCAGAGGTGTTAACACCAAGGCTAACCGCACGGCTATTGATAAGGATGAGTTTTCTTGGTTAGAAAACGCCATGCCTATTGGTTACGCCAATCTTAAAATTGTTCCAACCTTTACTACTGCAAATGTTTCATTTTCCAATTCAGTTACAACTCTAACATCTTGTAATATCAATAACTCAGATTTTGTTTTAGGGTTTAGCGAGAATGGTCGGGCTGAAGCAATTAATGTTGTTAATTACACAAAAAGCAATGTAGCTGTTGCTGGTACGTTTTCCAATTCTGGAATTAACACTACACAATGGAAAAGCGAAAGAATACTGATTGGCGATCCAGAAAAAGGTGTTTTTTCTTGGGATGGAACTAATCTAGTTACTATTGGCTCCGTCGGATCAATAGCTATTCTTAGACCAGGAAGCGGATACACAAGCACACCTGTCGTTAATATTTCTGCTCCAGATGAAGTTGGCGGCATTCAGGCAACGGCTCAAGCGACGGTTACTGCTAATGCGGTTACGGCTATCACGCTAACAGAAGCTGGATCGGGTTATATAAATCCACCAACAGTTACGATTTTTGGTGGTGGTAGTACAAACGCAGCAAATGCTGTTTGTAGTTTTGTGACGTTTAGAAAAGGCACAGTTAGCATCAATGTCACTAATCCTGGCACGGGCTACACCAACGTATTAAATACGGTTGTGACAATTACAGGTGGTGGCGGTACAAATGCTGCTGCTAGGGCAATTTTGTCTGGTAATCAGATTTCACGGATTGTAATGACTAATCCTGGAATCAACTACACCAACAATGCCAACATTACTGTGACGATTACGGGCGGGGGAGGCAATAATGGAGCAGCCAAAGCCGTTATCCAAACAGATTCAGTATCAGGAATACAAACTTTTTCAGGAAGAACTTGGGTTAGCCAGGGAAGGACTGTTTTTTACTCTGCTGCTGATTCTTATAGCGATTTTACAAGTGTGTCTGCTGGCAACCTTGTTTTAACGGATAGCACGCTCCATAGCAATATTGTCCAACTGTTATCAGCCAATAACTTTTTGTACATCTTTGGTGAAGACAGCATCAATGTCTTTTCTGATGTTCGCGTTACATCGTTAGGCACAACTATATTCACCAACACCAACGTATCTGCCTCCGTAGGTACTCGGTTGCCGTATGCAATTTTCCCGTTCTTCCGTTCAGTATTGTTTATGAACGAATACGGTGCTTACGCACTTGTTGGCTCTACTACTTCAAAAATATCAGATGCTCTGGATGGCGTCTTCCCTGACATTGACTTTACTACAGCAGAGATTACTGGTGGTCAGGTACTTATAAACAACATTTTGTGTGCTGCCTTTAATATTCGCTACAACTATAACGGCACATATCAATACATCCAAGCGGTGTTCTTTGATAAAAAATGGTTTTTTACTAAGCAAAATCCAAATTTAAAATTGATTACTTCCATTCCTACAAATGGAAAAATCAATATGTACGGAACTACCGGAACAGACTTAGTGTTTTTGTATTCAGATTCTACGAGTTTGATTGATAGCGTTATTGAAACGGCACTGATGCCGATGACCGATCCAATCAGGACAAAACAAGCGTTAAAGGTTGGAATTGAAGCAACAATAGATGGCGCTGGTTTGTTATCAACAACAATTGATAGCGAATCAAGTTCTAGCCCGCCTTATCTTTTAGGTAATTATGTTGTTTGGACTAACAATTTTGGCGCTCCTATTTCTTGGATTAACAATTCATCTAGCGTAATTTCCTGGCTCAGTACCAGTGGATATGTCTTATACAAAACTGACGCGCAACAATGGGGTAAATATCTTGGTATGACCGTTACTTCTAATTCCTCGGCAATGGTAATTAACGGTTTTGAATACGAACACGAATTAAGAGTGAGGTTCTAAATGCCGGTTCCAAATACATTTGCCAGCGCCACGACTTCGATTCCGTTGGCGCAACTGGATGCAAACTTTGCTACGCCTATTACGCTTGGAAATACGGTAATTCAGCTTGGAAATACAGTTTCAACAATAGGCAACATAACGCTGTCAAACGTCACTATTAACGGCGGGGCGATTAGCGCGAATGTAGCTAATGCAACAACAGATAGCGCCAATGTAGTTGGCTATATGGGTATCCCGCAGAACATCCAGAATGGAAGTTACAACGTCGTTCTTGGAGATTCTGGAAAACATATTTATCACCCCATTAACACGGCTGCTGCGGTTTACACTTTTCCAGCAAACTCAAACGTCGCATTCACGATTGGTTCGGCGGTAACCATCATTAATGGTTCAGCTAACAACATCACAATTTCTCTGACTAGCGACACGATGTATTTGGCTGGAAACGGGGCAACTGGTAGCCGAACACTAACGCAGTTTGGTATTGCGACAGCAGTAAAAGTAACCAGCAACTCTTGGTTAATCTCAGGCACAAATCTGATATGACAGGAATTCTACAAGCGTTGTTGTCTTGTTTTGGGGGCCAAGCTACTCCTGGGCCTTCTTACGTTGAAGACGTATTTTCGACGTATTTATATACGGGAAACGGATCAACACAAACGATTGATAACGGAATGGACTTGTCTGGATCGGGCGGTATGGTCTGGATCAAAAGTCGATCAGCGGCTACTGACCATGCTTTATACGATACTGCGCGGGGTGCAACATTTGATTTGGTATCCAATTCTTCCGCAGCGCAAACAACACAAGTAAACGGTCTTACTTCTTTCAATTTCAACGGGTTTAGTATTGGTTCTCTAGCCAAACTAAATACAAGTAGCGCAAATTATGCGTCGTGGACTTTTGAAAAAAAAGATAAGTTTTTTGACGTAAGAGCTGTTTCGCATACGAATGGCACGGCAACAGATGTTGATTTATCAAACCTTGGCACGTTAGGCTCGGTAATTTTCAAAGATACCGGTAGCGGTAACTGGTTTGTATGGCATCGGTCATTGAGCGGCAGTAACAAGTTGATATTAAATTCAGCTGATAACCAAGCAAGTTTTACAACATTTAACGTATCTGGTACGACGGTCACAATTTCATCTGCCGCAACTACTGGTACAAAATTGATTTATGCGTTTGCTCATGACGCAGGTGGATTTGGTGATTTTGCCGCTGACAATGTTATCAGTTGCGGAACTTATCTTGGAAGCAATCATAGAGCGCAAGAAGTTGTTCAGCTTGGGTATGAACCGCAGTGGGTTTTAATTAAAAATATTACAACGAGCGCAACTCAATGGGTGGTCGTTGACAATATGCGCGGGATGGCAAGAACGGGGCCAAATTCGTGGCTTGCTCCTAATACTGCTAATGTTGAAACAACGACTGCTGCTGATAGGGTTGTTGCTTCCGCGACTGGATTCTTTTTTGATGGGCCACAACAGCCTATCAATGAAGCTGGATCAACTTTTGTTTACATTGCGATTCGTCGTGGGCCAATGAGAGTTCCCGTAAGTGGAACGAATGTTCTTCAGTTGTCTGCAAGAACTGGTACTGGGGCAAATGCAACTGTTTCAGGCGGCTCCTCAATTGACGATTTGGTTATTATAAAAAATAGGGGTGCGTCAGTCATTCCTTTGTGGGTTCCTAGACTTGTTGGAATTAACTATCTTGCAAGTAGCGCAACAACCGCAGAAACTGCTGCCGGAGCAACAATTTTACAATCTAATCCTTGGGATGTAATGGATGGGGTTAAAGTTGGAACAACTTCAACTATTGTCAACGCATCAGCAAATACCTACATTAATTACTTGTTTACCCGCGCACCTTATTTCTTTGATGTTGTGTGCTACACGGGAACTGGCACAAACACCACACAAGCGCACAATTTAGGAGTTGCTCCAGATTTAATGATTGTAAAAGCAAGATCGGCTATAGGTGGTTGGAATGTGTACTCATCGGCTTTAACAAATACGCAATATATTTTCCTTGATAGCACAGCAGGGAGAGTTAGTGGCGCGACTACCCGCTGGAATAGCACCAGCCCAACCGCAAGCGTATTTAGCCTTGGTACTTCAAGTGAGGTTAATGGGAGTGGTACTACCTACGTTGCTTACCTTTTTGGAACTATTGGAGGCGTTTCAAAATCAGGTGGTTATACGGGAACAGGCGCGGCACAAGTTATTGATTGCGGATTTACCACTGGCGCAAGATTTGTAATGATAAAAAGAACAGATGCTATTGGTGGTTGGTATGTCTGGGATAGCGCTCGAGGAATTGCTGTTGGTAATGATCCATTCTTCTTTATGGATAGTCCAGCATCAGAAAACACATCCACTGATTACATCAATCCGGCAAGTTCGGGTTTTGAGATTTCCAGTACAGCACCAATAGCAATTAATGCTTCTGGAGGTTCATATCTTTTCTTAGCTATTGCGTAGGGAAAATATTATGGGATACAGAATAGAAGCGACAGGCGAGTATTTTGCAACGGATGCTTCGCTACGGAATGTTTTAAAAAGCAGACTTGATATTCCTTCGCCGATAACTCCAGAATTTATGGTGCAAAACGGAATTGAACCTGTGTTCGAGGGGCCACAAGCAACTGGAGGAACTGTTTATCAGTACAGCCAGTTTTCTGGCATAGAGAAAGCAGAAGATGGGAAGTGGTACAAAAAATATGTGTTAGGGCCAATCTTCACTGATAACGAAGAAGGATCGGCAGTCGAACAGGAATCCGCTTATAAGTCTAGGCGCGATGCAGAGCAATCTGAAAATGTGCGCCAAGATCGTAATCGTAGACTTGCTGAATCAGATTGGACGCAGTTGGATGATACGCCAGTTACTAACAAATTAGATTGGGCAACTTACCGCCAGGCACTACGCGATTTGCCAGAAAAAGATGGTTTTCCTTGGGCTGTAGATTGGCCTGCTCAACCGGAGGCTTAAATGGGAATTAATGCTTTTACAAAAACAGGCAACACAGTAATTTTTACTGCTGCTACAACTGCGCCCACCGCTGTCCAGTGTTCTTCTACTACTTTGGGTGGCAATCAATACAGAGTTGTAAACGCAGGAAACGTGACCGTGTTTCTAGGTTATGGCACAACTGCGGCAGCAGCCAATACCGCATCGGCAAGTATTAGCACAACAGGAGAGGCTTTCCCATTGTTGGGAAATACCACTCAAATACTGACATTTTTGCCCAATGCTTTCTTTACTGGAAGAACAGCATCTGGAACTGCTGCGGTGTACATCACGCCTGGCGATGGTTTGTAAGATTACGGGGTCTAAATTGGAAGGCCAAATGCTCTTTAATCTTGTTGTCGGTATCGCCGCCTTCTTTGGTGGTTGGACACTGAACAACATTACACGGATGTTGAACCGTTTAGATGAGGATATTCGGGATTTGCCGCACTTGTACGTTAGTAAAGACGATTACAAGAACGACATCCATGAAATTAAGGGAATGTTAGGCAAGATTTTCGACAAACTCGAAGGTAAGGCTGACAAAGTATGAACATGGAGACTCTTAGCATCGTGAAGTTCGGCGATAAGGACTCGCTAGGGGAGTTTTTGTTCGAAAACGGTGTTCAGCACAAGTTATTCCAAGAAACATTCATGGATGCAGGCTTTATAGTGCCTGTTTTCCCGCTAATTGACGCTGATATAGACAATTTGGATGACTGGTTGCAGGTTCATCAGGTTGAACACCAAGCTTTTGCTAACCTTTTGGGGCTAAATAACCCCTTCAATTTGTTAGATACTGACTGGAATAGAGAAGAAGATTTTTATGACTGGATAGCCAGTCACTTGTACATTCATGAACAGATTGTTGCTGCCCTTGAATTGGAAAATTGATTATGGCTATGCTTCCCCAACCAAATAGAAATGTTGCAATGCAACAAAACGCTGATGTTATGCAAGCCATGCAAGGTGGTGGCGGTGCTATGAGCAATCCGCAAACGCAGCAGGCTAGGGAAATGATCATGCAGCTTATGGAGCAGACTGGTCTAACCCCTGATCAGCTAAAAGAGTTGGGAAAGCTGGCAGAAATGAGCATCCAAGATCAGCAGGTCTATCCAATGTTTATGGAAAGACTTAGACGCTTTGGATTAAGCGATGCTGAGAGCTTGCGCGGTGATATTGATTACCAAGCGCTTGCGATATTTGCAACTGCCGCCAAACTGATTTAAGGATAAAAGATGGCTACTAATCCTACCGTCGTAAATCCTCGCGCTGGCATCTCAATGTCACCACAGCAGCACGTTGAGTATTTATTCCTGCGCGATCTCAACAGAAAAGCTGATGAGGCTGGCAAGCAGTTTTGGACAGAAAGGGCTATGCAGGTTCCTCCTGCTCAACTTAATGCAGAATTTCGCGCCGCCGCAAAAACAGAAAATCCCAAAGCGGGAAGTCTTCCAACAAGAGCATCAGGAATAACGCTGCCTGGCGATCCTGGCTACCAAGAATACAGAAATAAAAGTTTCTTTGAAATGGTAGCGCCGTTTGTTATTCCCGTTGTTGCGGTTGTTGCGCCTCAGTTTTTGCCTGCTATTGGTAAGGCTCTAGGCGCTACAGGTGCTGCGGCAACGGCTGTTGGCGCTGGTGTTGTTAATGCTGGAATTACTGCTGGATTAGGCGGTTCTCCAGAAGATATCGTCAAAGCAGGTCTTGCTGCTGGAGGCGGTATGTATGCCGGTTCAGTAGTTGGTGAAGCTGTTAAGGGCGCTCAACAAGCTGGAACTCTTAGCGGAACTTTAGGTGGTAATGCTGCATTACCTGCGGTTGCTGGAAGTGCTGTTGGCGCTGGTACTGGCACGCTGATTCAAACGGGCGATCCTGGAAAAGCAGGATTGGCTGCATTAGGTGCTGGCGCTGGTCAGGCCATTGGTGGAGCAGCGCTTGATGTGCTGCCAGATGATGCCAATCTTACGCTTAAATCAGGTTTAGCTTCAGCGGCTGGTGGCGCTACCGAGGCCGCTGTCACAGGCCAAGATGTTGGGGCAAGCGCACTCGTTAGCGGTTTGGCTGGCGCTGGTCAGGATTACATCACCGAACAAAAGTTAAAAGCGGAACAGGCAAAACAACAAATTTCTGGTGACATTCTCAAAGCATTTACCAATCCAGCAAATAAAGTTGATGTTGCTTTTGCAGGGCCAATAACGGCTGACGAAATCAATCAGTTAGCCCGTAACGCTTCCAGAGAATTGATTGATACCTGGAGGGCTAGAGCAGCAGCCGATCCAACTTTTGCAAAAGAATTAGCCAAACCAGAAAATCTTAATGCAATTAGAAATGCTGGCTTAGTAGAACTTGCAACTGCGGTGACTTCTTTGACCTCTGTTGCCGCTGGTGGTGCTGGAGCAACCGCCTTGGCTACTGGTTTGTTGGCTGTGCCTGCCGCTGAAGCAGTAAGACGCGCAACGCAAGAAAACTCTATGCTTGGCGCTATGTCGGGCGATACATCATTTGCAAGCGCTCTAATTGATCAGGCATTAAGCACCCCAAATAATACTTTAACCACTACAGACACAACGCCTACATTGCCAGAAGTCGTTGTAGAAGCGCCTCGACTTTCAGACACTCCCCAAACTGCCGATATTTTGCGAGTGTCAAAAATTTTGCAAATATCGCCGGAAGAAGCGGCAATATTAAGTGAGAGAAATTCAACTCTATTTAATTATTTTACTGGAAAAGAAGGCGCTCCCACGCCCCCAGAGATAGACACATTACCATTACGCGAACGCGCAGCTATTGAAAGTGCTAATCGATCAGGTCAGCCCATAAGTTCTTTGCAGGATTTTAATGTGGTTATTACTGGTCAAACGCCACCGACAACTCCTGGCGTACAGACAGCAATACCGACAAATGAACAACAGATATTGGAATTGACTGGGATTGTTCCAAAAATTCGCACAAATTTATCCAACGCTCCCTCAGGTCAACAAGACCAAATTCAGGCGCTTTACGACCAATTCTTAAATCGTGAAGCGGATCAAGCCGGAAGACAGTTTTGGGAGCAACGCGCAACCCAAGTTAGCGCTGATCAATTACAAAGAGAGTTTCAAGAGGCCGCAAGACAAGAACAAGCCTCCGCCCAGACACAAGCCGATACAAAGACCCAAACAGATACAAGAACGCAAACTGGAAACCAGACCGACCCACAAACGCAGGGAGATACAAAAACACAAACGGATGCGGGTACGCAGTCGGACACAAAAACGCAAACAGACGCAAGTACGCAGTCAGATACAAAAACGCAAACCGGTACGAGTACACAAACTGGTACGAGTACACAATCCGGCACAAATACACAAACAAATACGCCGACAACATCTGGCAGCACAACCGGAGAAAGCACCGGCGGCCCCACGACAGGTGGCGTTACTCCGACCATTACTGATACAGATAGAGAAATTATTAACTTGACAGGTATTGACGGTGGAGGCACAACGGTAACTGGCCCAACTGAGCCTACTAAAATCGATGATACTAAAATTGATGATACTAAAATCGATGATACTGAAATTACGTCAACTGAAACACCAATAATTAAGAAAAAGAAAAAGAAAAAGGTTATACGCAGACCAGCAGTTGAAACTAAAACAGTTCCACTACAAACATTATTGGGAGCGCCGCTTATGATGCCTGGTTCAAGCGCATTAGCCCAAGCGCTGAGTGTAGGTGACGCTGGCGGTTCTTATTTGGATAAGAAAGGTCAAAGACGCCAACCCGTTTGGAACGTCGAATCGTTGAAACTAACAGATGAATTAGGGGGCAGTGGCTATGACTAAACAAATTGCAAAACTACTGAAGGCTACTTTTCAAGAGAGTAGCGACCTCAAGCAAATCGCTAAAGAACTTGCCGGAAAAGGCAGGGGTGGTGACAGTATGCTTGTGCATATCACGCCCAAAGAAGCGTATATGCTCAAAAATGCTGGTGGCGCTGGCACAATCAACCCTGATACTGGGTTGCTAGAGTTTTACGAGATGGATGCGGACACATATTACTCTCCTAGCAGAACGGCTAATGTAAACACCAATGCTGATACCTATTATTCGCAAGCGCCTTTTTCAACTTCTTCTGTTCCAACACCTGATTTTGAACCGGTTTCTCCTTATAGTTTCTCACCTAACACACCGCAAATAGATTTAACACGACCAGATACAGCGCAATATTACAGTTCAGACGTTCCACAGCAGACGTTGTATCCAACGGTTAATTTTACGCCCCGTCCTCCTACGCCAATAAATATTCCTGACGTAAGTACAGACACTGGTTTTATGCCTTCCACTCGAACGCTAGATGTTCAGAATCCTTACGGCCCTGGCAGTCCTACAGAATATGGTTTCGAACCCATGTCTCTGTCAGAGAGAGTTAAGTCCACACTGACTAGCCCAAGAGTTCTTGAAAACATAACTATGGGTGGATTGGCTGCGTTGCCTGGAATTATTGCTTCTCGCAATGCAGCTAAACAAGGTCAGCGTGCTAGAGAAGATATGGAGAAGATGGCTGCGCCGTACCGTCAGCGAGGACAAGAACTTCTTGCTCAAGCGCAGTCTGGTGAACTAAATGTTGGCGAACAGCAACAACTGCAAGCTATGCGAGCTAGATTAGCACAGGGCGCTGCTAGTCGTGGTGGAGTAGGCGCAGAACAAGCACAAGTTCAGCTAGAGAATTTCCGTCAGCAAATATTGCAAAACAAATATGACTTAGGTCTGAAAGTTTCTGGAATTGCTGATCAGATTGCAACTGGCGCTATTAAGGCAGGATTGCAGGCAGACCAGTATGTTAGCGAATTGACAGGTAACTATTTTGCTAATGCTATGCAAATGGCAATGCAGGGCATGACTGGTAATCAGCCAAGCATAATTAGAAGACAGCAAGGAGCGTAAACATGGCGGCAATGTTTCCAACTGAAAGATCAGGTGTGCCGATGTTTGGCATGGACACGGCTGTGGATAAGGCTGCTGCGCGTCGGCAACCGGCTGGTACGGATTCTGAAGACGCGGCTGCGGCAGTCTTGTCTGACCCCGTATACCAGCAGTTCGTGGGTGGGCCTAGAACCAAGTTGGAAAAAGCACAGCGAGAGTATGGTTCGTTTGAAGGCGAGTTGGCAGCTAATAAAGCGGAACGAGAATCTACGCAACTAGGTCGTAGACAAGAAGCTTTTGATACTTACGCAGAATCAGTTAAAGCGCCTGAATTACGCGCTGAACGCACTCGGTTAGAAGAACAGGCTGGCGAGGCGTTTGTACCAACCCAAGAAAACGTCAGAGATATGGCAACCATCTTTAGTTTGGTTGGCGTACTTGGGTTTGCTATTGGCGCTGGCGGTAAGAGTAATGCTATTGGCGCAATGAATGCCATGAACGGCATGATGGAAGGTTACAAACAAGGCAGGCAAGATCGTTACCTACGCGAAAAGGACTTGTTTGAAGCCAACACGAAAGCATTAAAAACAAAGATTGATGCGCTGAATAACCGCATGGTAGACATTGCCAAACTTGCTGCGGTGGACATGGAAAAGGCAAACATGGAAGCAGATATGCTGTTTGCCCAAGAAGGTGCTGATTTCCTAAAGCAGTACAAAGACAAGGTTGGTTTGGTCAACACCATCAAGATGCTGCAAGAGCAAGTTAAAGGCGGTCAGGAACTATTTAAGTTTATTCAAACAGAAAAACTACGCGCTGCTGATAAACAAGCGCAGCGTCAGTTCATGGAAAGAATGCAAGAAGACCGTCAGCAAGCTGCGCGTGATTTGAAATATCTTGCTTTCAGCTTAAAAGATGGTGGTGGTGCAGGCAAACCAATGAAAGAGAAAGACACCGTTCAACTAGAGGGCTTGTATTCTCTGGCTGATCAATTACGTCAACTTGAAAAAGAATTCAAAGATGAATACGCAAGCTTGGGCGTTCTTGGCGTTGGTGCAGATTTGTCCTTAGAGGCAAAAAGAAGATTTGGTGACAAAGAAGGCGAAAAGGCTGCACAGTGGTGGTCTAAGTATCAAAGACTGCAAGCGCCAAATCGTCACGCATTGTTTGGAGCAACTTTAACAGGTAACGAATTAAAGAATTATCAATCGTTTACTGCAAAAACAAGTGACGCTCCTTCATTCGTTCGAACAATGCTTCAAGATCAGGCAGATTATTCTGAAGGAACGGCACAAAGTAGGGTTAGGGCTTTTGAACAAACAGGATATAAAGTTCCAGAATTAGGAAAACCCCGTAATTTCTTAGGAACTTATGGTAGTGGTGGCGGCGGCGGCGGTGAAACAGTAACGGTTGGTGGACAGACATATTCCCGTCCTTCCAGCTTTACAGACCAACAGTGGGCTGATTACAAGAGATCAGTGGGGGCGCAATGAGTCCTGAAGATTGGGCAGCATCTCAACCAAAAACTAGCGAATCAAAACGTGCTGTTAGTCCAGAGGAATGGGCTTCCAAACAAGAACCTAGTTTTGGTGAAAAGTATATCCAACCAGTCACCGACGTTGTAAATCGTTCGTTGGTTGCTGGAACACTTGGCGCTCCTGCTGACATAGGTGCGCTTGCCCTACGTCCTTTTGGTTATACCCAAGAGCCAACTTTCGGTTCTGAATACATTGGCAAGCAAATGGAAAAGGCTGGAATGGTCAGCCCAAAGCGACGCCCTGTGGCTGAGTTGCTAACAGGGTTTGCTCCACTTGCATTGACTGGTGGCGTTTCTGCGGTACGCTCTGGCGCTGGAATGGTAGGTCGCGCTTTAGGAAAAGATGTCACTAAAGAAGCTGAAGCTTTGAAAAAGGCTACTGCTGCTAAATACCAAGCGCCAATATCCCAAGCTGAAAAAGAGGGTGAACGCGCTAGTAGAGCAATTCAGCAAATTGAACGACAGCCAAGTGTTGCCGCCCAACGCGCCGCTACCGCACCTCTAACAAGAGAACAGCAGATTGCTCAACTGCAAGCGCAAGTAAGACAGCCGGTTCGGGAACAAATGGGTGCGCGTCGCGTAACCGCTGAAGAACGCGCTGGCAAGGCCGCTGTTATAGAACAAGAGGCGTCTGAGCGCACTGCTGCTGCACAACAGGCAGTTGACGTTCTTGAGCAGAAACTGTTGGCAAGACCAACCATTACGCCAGAGCAATTTGGTGCAGAGTTGCGGCAGGCTACTAAAGATTTGCAAAAGCGGTTAGTAGACGCAAGAACTGAAGGTTCTAAACTTGGTCAGGTTATTCGCTCTGCTGGAACTCAGCCAACAATTAACACTTCTGGTTTAGTTAATAGAGCAGAGGGGATTGCTCTGCGAACCAGAAATCCACAAGTTTTGGGAATGTTGGAGGAAGTTAAGTCGCTTGCGAAGTTCGACGGCGATGAGATGCTGACGCTAGAGCAGGCAGATTCTTTGCGTAAATATCTTAGCAAAGACATCATCAATAAGTTCTTTCCTACCACTGGTGCAGACAAAGAAGTTCTACGCGCATTACGGGGTTTGCGTGTTTCGCTTATTGAAGCTACGCCACAAGCTTATAGAAAAGCATTAGGTGAGTTCAGCACTTTGTCTAGGCCGCTAGATATTGTTGAGCGTCAAGGTGCTTTGAAGCGAGTTGTAGACATTGATCCAATCAGCACTGCTGAAAAACTGACAGAGGCGCAGGTTGTTGGAGAAGTTATCAACAAGGCTAGGGCTGGCAATCCAGTGTTTACCCGTCTATTAGAGGGGAGTCCACAGCTAAAAGATTCAGCGCGTCTGTACTTTACGCAAGATTTGTTTTCTAAAGGCGTGGTTCCAACAGAAGCCTCTGTCCGAACTTGGCTTAAAAGTAACGAAAGAGTATTGCGTCAAGTTGGTTTGTACGACGAATTTAAAGACATTCGTACCGCGAAAGAAACAGCACAACGTGCCGTAGACGAAGCAAAGCTAACAGAAAAAGCTGCAAGAGAAGTTGCTGGAGCAACATCAACAGAAGCAAGCCGTGCTGCTAAATTAAGCAAAGAAAGCGAATCAAGGCTGCAAGAAGCATTAAAAACCACTGCGTCACCAACTCAACGCCCTGGCGAAAGTTTGGCTGAAGCATTGCGTCGCACTAGGACTGGAGCGAAACCAGCGCCTATTCAGACGTTTGTTCAGACTAGAGAAAAGCAGGCGCAAGCAGTTCAGTCATTGACAAAGATGCAATCAGATGTTGTTGCGGCGAAGACGCCTCAAGAGGTTCAGTCTGCGGTTAGTAGCGCAGCCAATGATCTGCTAAAGCGCGGCATTATTGATGACGCTGGATACAGAACTATGATCAGAGATGTATCAAAATTGCAAGACATGACTGACGCTAGAAACCAAGCAAGAAAGATTTTGGCGTATTTTGGTGGCTTGGCAGGCGTTGGCTTTTTAGGCAGGGGTGCAATTCAATCTGTTGTGGAAGGGAAATAATCATGCCGCTGACAAAAGGATTTAGTCAGAAGTCGATTAGTAACAATATTCGTCGTGAGATGAAGCGTGGGAGGCCACAGAAGCAAGCGGTGGCTATTGCTCTTAGTGTTGCTCGAAAAGCAAAGAAAGGAAGAAAATGATCCGCAATGACAGACCCCAAGAAGCCGGTGTTGGCGATGAAACCCCGCCACCAACCATGATTCAACCAACCCGCAAGATGAAGCGCCCAGAGCAGGCCGTGCAGAAGCGTAAAGCCAAGCGATGAGCAAGAAGACCAAGGGGATAAATCCAGAGTTGGAGAGGGCAATCGGTGATCTGCTAAAGGCCACCATGTCCGATCCAACCGCTAGTTTGACCGACAAGTCAAAAATCATCGACAGAGCGTTAAAACTTGAACAACTAAAAGCCAGGATATCGGATGATGATTGGGGTTCAGGGTTTGCTGATGATGAGGATGAGTAGTAAGATATGAGTATCCATTTAGAAAGGGGATACAAGTATGGATGCTATTTCACTGGTACGTTTGGCTTTGAGCGTCATCAGCGAGAGATTGCTTGTGATTCTGGCTTTGTGCCTGAATTTCGCGCTCGCTTGCTGGACAATGTGGGGATTGATGTGGGAGAGGCTGGTAGCGTTAGCCGTGTTTGCGTTATTCAGCTACCTTTTGATAAGAATGGAAAGGAATAAAGATGCGCGACAAGAAAGACCTAACGCTCAAGAGTAGCGTACCTGGGGCTGAAGAACTCAACTACAGCCAGAAATACGCGAAAGCTATCCGTCCTCAGAAACCGTCTGATACGACAGAACGATATCAGACTTGGCAGCCAGGTCAAGTGCCTATGGGTGGGTTCCGTTCCACTTTTAACTTCGGTGGTGGCGACAACAGCAAGCAAAGCCCGACTTCAGGTGGCGGCAAGAAGGTGTACTAATGGCTAACAATATTGCCTTTCAGCCGATGGGCAACTGCGTGGTGGCGGTTGCTGCGTCCGCGAACACTCAAGGGGCTGTGGTTTCTTTAACGGCTGTTAGTCCGGTGAATCAATACTTGGTGTTCAATACAAGTAAAGACTATCCTGTGTTTGTTGCCTATGGACAAACAGCAAATATCACAGCAAGCATTCCCACTGCCAATGGCGCTCCGGTAGTTGCCATCCCACCATACAGTGAAAAGGTTTTTACAGGGCCGCAGGTTAGCGCAACCAAAACGGTCTATGTCCGCATCATTGCGCCTCATAACAATGCGGAACTGTACATCACGCCAGGCGAGGGTTTGTAATGTCGCTTGATCCGATCAGCGCCATACTGAACATTGGTAGCAAAGTCATAGACCGGCTTTGGCCTGATCCAACCCAGGCTGCTGCCGCAAAGCTAGAACTGTTTAAGTTGCAACAGTCTGGTGAGTTGCAGCAGATCATGGGGCAGTTAGAAATAAACAAAGTGGAAGCTGCGAATGCTTCCGTTTTTGTTTCTGGATGGCGTCCTTTTATCGGCTGGATATGTGGCGCTGCTTGTGCCTGGAACTGGATCGGGATAAGCGTAGCCAAGACGATTGCAGCATTTGCTCACTATGACATCAACCTAAGTCCTGCTGACCTGTCTGAGATGCTTCCGGTATTGATGGGAATGCTTGGCTTGGGTGCGCTGCGTACTGTTGAGAAGATTCAAGGAGTGGCGGCAAAGTGATTAACAGCCGTAAGATTGAAGACCTGCTGCCAGTGGTTCGGGAGCGCGTCGAGAAGATGATTGCTGATTGTGAAGCAGAAGGTATAGAACTGCTTGTCACTAGCACCTACCGAGATAACTTCAGCCAAGCAGCGCTGTACGCTCAAGGCAGAACCGCACCAGGGAGGATTGTCACGAATGCACGGGCTGGTCAGTCTTTTCATAATTACCGTTGTGCTGTGGATGTCGTTCCGTTACTACACGGAAAACCTGTTTGGGATTCCAAGAACTCAATCTGGCAAGACGTTGGCAGAATAGGTAAAGCAGCAGGATTAGAGTGGGCGGGTGATTGGCAGCGGTTTAAGGAATATCCGCACTTCCAGTACACAGGTGGCGTGACATTGGCGCAACTACAGCGAGGAGCCAAAATTGTCTGAGAAAGAAGTTTTAGACCCTTCTGGCTTCCCTATTGAAATGGATAGGCCAGTGGTCTTTGAAGAAGATGACTTCGAGAATCCGCATACTGAACTTTCCATTACCGAATCAGCAGAGGATTTAGGATTGCCTGGTGGCGGTTTTTATAACGTGCCTAGCATCTATGGCGGTGTGATCTACGATCCAAAGACACAGTTCGATATCATCAAGCAAAACGTCCAGAAGCAAGCGCAAACAGGATTCCGTTTCCCTAACTTTCCATCTATAGAGGAAGCAGAGAAAGCCGCGCAAGCCCGTAGCGCCTATTTCAATCAGATCAAAGCAGATATGCTGCGCCAAGCAGTAGAAAAACGTCGGCAAGAACTCTTACTTCAAATGATGAAGATAGGACAATGATGTCTAAAACTAACGTAAAGCTATCGGTAGGTAGGGGTGAGAAGCTGTCAGTTAAGGCTGGCGGTGGACTGACTGCCAAAGGCAGAGCCAAGTACAACCGTGCGACCGGCAGCAACCTACAAGCCCCGACCAAAGATACCTCTAACCCACGTCACAAGTCTTTTTGCGCCCGTAGCCGCAACTGGACAGGTGATCGTGGCAAAGCAGCCAGAAAGCGTTGGGGTTGTCGTTGAGCCATCCAGCACAAATTGAATTCGTTGCCAGCCTCAAGTCACAGTTCCCTGATTACTTTGTTCGTAAGAACGTCCTGGAAGTTGGCAGCCTAAACATCAATGGTTCAATACGTCCATTTTTTGAGCAATGTATCTATGTTGGCGTTGATCTTGGCGCAGGAACCGATGTTGATGTGGTGGCTAGAGGAGAAGACCTCACCTATGCTGATGGCAGTTTTGATGTTGTTGCTAGCTGTGAGTGCTTTGAGCATAATCCTGCTTGGCTGAAAACCTTTGCCAATATGATCAGGATGTCATCCGGCCTGGTCTTCTTTAGCTGCGCGACCACAGGCAGGGCAGAGCATGGCACACGCCGCACCAGTCCACATGATGCGCCATTCTGCGGTGACTACTACCGCAACCTAACCGAGCAAGACTTTCGAGAAGCGTTTGACCTGTCAGAATTCCGACAGTATGCTTTTACCACTAACGATCAGGCGCACGACCTTTACTTTTGGGGTGTCAAATGAAAGACGGACTCTACGCAAACATCAATGCCAAGAGAGCAAGGATCAAAGCCGGTAGTGGTGAGAGGATGAGAGCGCCTGGTAGTAAGGGCGCTCCCACCGCAGCAGACTTTAAGAAGTCAGCAAAAACAGCCAAAAGAGAAACAAAAAGGTAAGGATCGTTGCTCCGATCCCGACCAGCATTCCTGCAACAAACAGGATGCTCACTCGGCTGCGCTACTAGGTAAGTAGCCCCTAATCTTTTCCAGACTCCAATCTGTCGCATCATGCACCGCCAGCAGATAAGTTGGCGTAAATGTCATCTTGCCATGCCGTAGTCTGCTTAATATGGATGGCGTGATCTCCAAGAACTCTGACAGGTGGCGATCATTCTTTATCTTGAACTCGCGCCTGATAGCATCAAAGATGTCGTTAGGCTGATTGTCTGTTGTTTCTTCTGACATGATCTCTCCTTATGGTGCTGGCGTCAGAGCGCCTTCAAATACATAGGTTCCAACGTGCGCTAGGTGCGCCCAGGGCGCTGCGTGAACTTGACCGCCAGCCTCCCGCCAGATACGGCAGAAGTGGTAATCCTCTGACAACAAGCGGTTTGTGCCTGGTTCAATGCTGGTAGCAAAGAACTCCTTGATATCATCAGCCTTGATGTTGCCAGCTAGGTCTGTGACATCGTTGGTGTAGGTTGGTACTTGGTCTGCCAGCTTCTCGAACACTTCCCGCTTGATGATCATGAAGCCTGTGCCGCCATTCCAAATCTCTACAGGTTCATTGACCGGCACTGTTACCTCGCCTGAGTAGCCCACCAGGTTGACCACAAAGCTACCTGTGTGCCACTTCAATTCATCGGGTGACACGCCAGCGTCTACCGCTTTAGAAACGCCATGCCAGTTGATTTCTTTCTTAGGATAGATGCCACAGATAATGTCTTTGTCAGCGTCTAGCATAGGGAATACATCACCAGGATTGAAGCGTATGTCAGCGTCAATGAAGAACAAGTGGGTGCAGTCAGTCTTTAGGAACTGGTGAACCAATGCGTTGCGTCCTCTGGTGATCAGGCTTTCGTTGAACATGAAGGACATCATGGTGGTGATCTCTTTGTCACGCATCATGTTGTTTAGTTGCAGCAAAGACTGAGCATAGAAGCCGAAACATTGACCGCCGTACATAGGTGTGCAAATGAACACTTTTGGTTTAGACATTTTTCCAGACCTTTCCGTTTCTGATGTTGTTTATTGTTTGGCGGCAAACACTAAATTCAATAGAAATTTCTGAGTCCGAAAGCCCTGTTGAAAACAAGTATTTGATGTCTTTAACATCTTCTTTGTTTAGTTTAGACATAGGGTTGCGCTCCCCTTTTGTGCTTCGCCCTTTCCTTGCCATATCCTCAAGATTTTGCTTTTGAGTTCCAAGAAATAAGTGGGCTGGATTGACGCAATACACATTGTCGCAGGCATGGCAAACGTGCATATCTTTTGGTATTTCTCCAATGAATGCTTCGTATGATGCGCGATGAGCGTAATGTTTACGGTTGTTACTAATGATTTGACCGTAACCCCTAACGGTTGTAGTTCCCATCCATACCCAACAACCACCTTCAGGTATGCGCTCTACCTTATTTTCTATTCTTTCTTTGGTAATTGGATTCATATTGTCATCCTATAAAACCACTTGTCATTACGCCGCTGACAGTCGATCTGATAACCGTTCTGCCGCAACTCCGAGATGATGCTATTAACTGCACAAACACCTGCCCTCTGGATGATCTCCAGGGTAGTAAACTCACCACCGCCTGACAGCAGCTTAAACACACGCTGCAAGCGATCAGACCTAGTTAGGTTCGCTGCGTTCATGAAATATCCTCCACTCTCAAAACGTATCTGCCTTTGACATTCTTGCGCCAGCCGTGAACTTCAACTCGAATACCGGCATCTCTGACCAGCGCAATCGTGGGTGATTCTTGAATCTTCTTGATCCTCTCTGCGACACCTGTGCTCGTCACCTGAACGGCTAAGACTTCGTTCTTGCGAATAGCTAGGATGTCGCACCATCCCCAAAGGTCTTGACGTATCTTTGACCAAGGATTCCACTTCTCTACTATCGCGCAGAAGTAGCCCTGTTCTCGCAGATACTCAAGACTGCGTTGGGTTGGCGTTTTAGAGGAAGCCATTAGAACGGTACTTCGTCATCCTTGAATGGGTCATACTCTCTAGGCTTCTTCAATGTTGCCGAGGGCGCTTCCATTGGTGGCTTGCGGTAATTAGGATCGGGTGTCCAGTTATCCTGCGCTAGGCTGATCAGTTCACCGATTCTGGTGGCTTTCTTCCAAGCAGCGATCTTGATTTGCTCACCCGCCTTAACATCTCGGTCTACAGTGATCACGCCCTTGTAGTCAGGCTGTGCTGATCCTGGCGCTTTCTTATCGTTCTGAAAGAGTACGCCCTTGCCTGGTTCTGATTGATGCTGTTTCATACTTCCTCCAAGGTAGTGACTGCTGCCAAGACTTTGGTCTTTGCTGTCGGTGTCATGTTTTCAATAACGTGCTGGTTTGCCTTCTTGAAAGCTTTGAGTTTCTCTAGCTTCTGCTTGTCATCAAGCTTTCCTGCTTTTACCTTTGAAATCATTTGGTAGAAAATAGTCTCCCAAGCGTCTAAGTTCTCCGCCAAGTCGTATGGTTCCTCTTGACCTGGTATGTACAGAGGCAAAAAATCTTCACCTACGGTCTTAGCTGACTTAATCTCGTCAACGATGTCTGCCGCACCCATGTCTTTGATCTCTGGCGTGACAACCTTTGCCGGTTTATCGTCAAAGTCTTGGACTTCTTCGACGCTATAGGTTCCAACCACACAGCCTGGATACACTGCTCTGATTCCTTCTGAGATGCAGCGCGATCTAAGCATTGCGCGAGGATACTTATGCCATCCCGAACTAGGCTTAACCAAACCAATATGCTTTGCCTGATCGATAGTCCAAGTAACAGTAATAGACCCGCCACTAGGATGACTAAAAATTCCAGAAACTCGTTCATCTGTGTAGTCCTCCCATTGAACTTTTCCACCAGCGCCCTGAAACCTTGCCAGCATTGCGTCAGCTTTTAGTGCTGGTCTGCCCTGAATGATGTGATAGTCACGCGCAGCTATTGCAGGGTGCTGGCCTTCTGCTTGAGCGATCAGCATTAGCGCCATAGCTTCGTCTGAAGTCTTGACACCAAACAAACCTGACTTAGCCACAGCTAACGCCATGCGCTCTATGTCTTGAACTGGTACTAAGTTACTCATTTCTCATCTCCTCAGTATCTCCGCCATAAGCATCAATAAACATTTCCATATCTACTTCTAAAATCTGCAACATGATTGTGAAAGATCGAGCAACATCGAAATCGCTTTCGGCAACCACGCCATCTAAAATTTTTTCTTTCCAGTCAGACAAATCAATATCGCCCCACATGATCATCAGTCTTTTTAGACCAATCACGGCTTCTTGAAATTGTTTGATGGTTTTGTTGGCAAGTCGCTCGTTCATTTCCCTTGTTTGTTTTGCGTACTTTTCATGTAGTTCTTTACGCATTTTTTCTATGTCATCCATCTCATCTCCTTATTTAAGTAGGAATCTGCGACTGCCTGGGGTTTCCACGACAAACTTCTCATAGATGTCCGGCATGGCTTGCTGGAATAGCTTTGCGTCAAACTTGCTGGAACTTTTAGCGGTGCGCCAGGTTGCTAGGGTTCTGCCAGCCAAATCCGTCAGCGTAGACCTGTCTGTCATGTAGCCCCTGATAGCGACCTCAAGGGCTTCTGACTGATCCTCTAGTTCCTTGATCTTGGCCTTGTAAGCTTTCAGTGCTTCACAGGCTTTCTCGACAGCGCCAGACGCGACGATGGTGGCTTCTGTTGACTCTGGATAGATCAGCTTGACTGACTCCAGGCTGTCAGGTTCTGGCGGGGTATTGGTGGCTACCATGCCCCAAAGTTTTGCCATTTGCCTGATCAGGTCTTCTTTCTGTGCGTCAGTAATGGTGAAGTGATAGGTGCGGAATGCCTGACCGCCGAACAAGACCGCAAGGTATATTGACTCCACGTTATGTACGGCAGCTTCGTGTATGAGTTGCGCCATATCAGCAGCAGGAACCAGGTTTGTTTCTTCGTCG